AGCGAAGCGAGCCATTTGTGGGTGTCCATGAATGTTTCTAAAAAATGCCTAAATCATGTTGGATAATGTCTCAATACATTAATTTTATAGAGTGGTGTTACTATAAAAATAATTATGAATTTATTGTTTGGGTCTATAGCATAGCGGTAATTGTATAGTAAAATATACAAGACGGATGTCAGTTTGTATTTCTAAATAAAGTTTGTACTATAACACCACCAAACAAATATGCACTATAGGGCTCGCTACGCTCGCCGGACCACCAAACAAATATGCACTATAGGGCTCGCTACGCTCGCCGGACCACCAAACAAATATGCACTATAGGGATCGCTACGCTCGCCGGACCACCAAACAAATATGCACTTCCGCTCGCCAGCAACCAATACCCGCAAACTAAAAGGAGGGGGCTAAGGGGGAACCTTGGTTCCCCCTACCCTACCATTTATTCTTTTTCACTGTAATTTGGCTTCCTGGCTTTTTCTTTTTTCCTTTATTGGGGTCATATGTTTCATCTTCATCGTCGGAACCCATGTCTTTAGAAATGTCCCAGAATTCTTTGGACCCTAGTTTGAATTCGGGTCTATTTTCGGCTTTATACCAAAAGATTTGGTCTTGTAGTTTATTGGATTTGGCATTATTGTTAATCACTAGACATTCATAATTTTCGGTGGTTTGGTCCATGACACTGCTAAAGGATTCTAAAGTGGGAAACATACTGGCATAATTTTCCCAAATGCGTTTTCGGTTGGTTAAATAAGGTTCTCTCAATATGAAAACATAATCAATATTGGTACGTAGTGTTGGAGGAATACCTAAAGGATATTGCATGGTAATAATTAACATGACTTTCCAGTGACGACCATTCATGAATAACAATCGCATTAATTTGTCTCGTGACCATGAATTGTCATACAAGCAATCGTCTAAAATAACAAAAGTTCTTGGGTCTATAGTAGTTCTTCTGTATTCTTCCATTTCTTTTTTCATTTGTTTGAGAACGGCTTTTTGTCTTCGTAATATATTTTCAATTAAAACGCTAGAGTATTCATCATGTATAAATAATTTGGGTACATGTGCGGAATAAAATCCGTTTCCTGCTTCTGTTCCAGATATGACAGTTCCTATAGGAATATCTTGATGGTGATATAAAAGGTCACGTACTAAATAGGTTTTACCTGTATCACGCCGTCCGATTAAGACAATAACGGGTCCTTTATTTTCATTGGGTTTAAATGTAATATTACGCATGTCAAATTTTTTCAATTGTAAGGTCATAAATGTCTAAAGTTTATAATACAAATGGATATTTGATTCTTGGTGGTCGGGCGAGCGAAGCGAGCCCACTATTGTTTATTTCATCGTGGACCTGGATTAAAAAATACACTATAGTAGTCTTGTGTTATATAAAAAATAAAATTAGTAGCACACGAATGGGCTCGCTACGCTCGCCCGAACACTTTACAAACCCGAACACTTTACAAACCCGAACACTTTACAAACCCGAACACTTTACAAACCCGAACACATAGCCAACCCTAGGAGGGGGGTATGGGGGAACCTAGGTTCCCCCACGAAAATATTTGTGTTTTATTGTCTTATATGAGAATTACTTTAGACATAATTCAAAAAGAACTTCCAGAAACTTCCGAAGAAGATAAAAGTCCTTGGAATGTTCATACTATACAATCTTATAACCCATTGTACACCAATTTCACAACTTTGACAGAGGACAACTATAAATCATCATGTCTCAATTTAAAATATTTCATGGCCAATCCAACACAAATTTATAGTACACAATTCCCAGAAGATAAAATAACAGCCCCATTATTTGTAAAATCAGCCCCTTTAATTGACCCCATCCATTTTTTAATTGGCAAATACAAAGATGAACAACATAAGAAAACAGCACTCCCCCAATTAACTTCTACTACTGAAACATGTATGGAAAAAATATTAAATAAACACAACGCCTCTTACGTAGATTGTTTCTTCAATTATTTGTCTAGTGAGACACTCCATAAAATGAATAACAGTAACGGTATTGATTTCTATGGTTCTTATTTAGCGGTTCAAAAAAAGTTTTGCTTTAATGCATATGACGACATTGAATATTTACAAGATTCCAGTTATTTTCTGGAAAACAACAATAAATTGTATGAATTGGATAATGACTCTACCCTCCAACAAGGAAGTGGAAATGGTAACTCTCAACAAAAAAGACCCAAATTAAATATTCAAGACGAAATAATTGCTTTAGAAGATTCAATTGATATTTGTGACAACGACGAAGATACTCCTATAGAAGAGACCAATGATTTAGAAGTCGTATTTGACGAAACCCAAATAGACAAAGACGATTCAAGTGATTCGGATGACAATAGTGAGGTTTGTTATAGTAGTGAAGACGAAGAGGCACGTGAAGATGAATCTGACGAAGAAGATGAATCCGGAGAAGATGAATCCGAAGAAGATGAAGAAGACGACAGTGAGACAAGCGAAGAAGAATTATTGCCATTGTATATTTATGATTTCCCTGTCCAAATGATAGCTTTAGAGAAATGTGATGGTACATTTGACCAACAATTGGAATCGGAAGAATTGGAAGAAAAAGAAGTCGCATCCGCTCTCATTCAAGTGATTTTCACTTTGATGTTATATCAAGATACATTTGAATTCACCCATAACGACCTCCATACCAATAATATTTTATACAAAAAAACAAACGTGACCCACTTGTACTACGAACACAATAAACAATTGTATAAAGTTCCCACATTTGGACGTATCTATAAAATAATAGATTTCGGGCGTGCGATATTTACCTATAATGGTCAACGTTATTGCAGTGATAGTTTCGCACCTAAAGGCGATGCACATGGTCAATACAATACAGAACCCTATTTAAACGACGACAAGGCGCGTATAGAGCCGAATTACAGTTTTGATTTGTGTCGTCTAGGTTGTTCAATGTATGATTTTGTATTGGACAGTGACGAACCATTGCCGAAAAAGATGACCCCGATGCAAAAAGTGGTACATTCATGGTGTTTGGATGACAATGGGATGAATGTATTGTATAAAAAAAATGGTGAAGAGAGATATCCGAATTTCAAACTATATAAAATGATAGCTCGTTTGGTTCATAAATCCAGACCACATGACCAATTGAAGAATCCATTTTTCTCTCAATTTATTTGTAAAGGAAGGAAACCTAAAAATGTTAGCATTATAGGTAAATCATTATAGGGTAAAGTATGATACATTTATAATACTTTATATTCTACAAGTTTTTTGATTTTTATTGGTTTAAGATTTAAAAACCTCTTGGGAAGTGTACGAGGTTTGCTCCAATACCGAAACCGGCACCACCTCTTGCGCTGCTTGCCATGCTTGGAACAAAGACGTCCAATATGGCGAAAGTCGCGGCGGCAGATAGGGCAATAATAACAACTTCCTCAATCTTAAGTTGTTGCTTAGGGATGGCAAATGCAGCAATTGCAACCATAATACCTTCAACAATGTATTTGATGGCTCTCTTCAAGAATTCGCTTAAATCAAGATCGTTCATGACCGTATATTATAGAAAAATAAAAAATAATTAAAGTTCGTAAAAAGAACTTAAATCAATAGTTCAAATATAGAATATAAAACGCCTAAAGATGTCAACCCGTACATTTGAAAAGAAAATGACTCCTTCCGGAAAAATAAATCCCCGATATGTAGATTTGCTAAATGAAGACCCAGTTATTACAAGTCAACAATATGGATGTTATTCGTTTGTTTCTCCTGAAAAAATTATTAAAAATCGTGACTTATTTATGTTTGAAAAGTTTGTGAAACAATGGCAATATAGTAAATCATTGAATATGTTTTCCGATTTTATTCAATATTTGGCATTTAAATACGCCATAAATTCAGAGTCCATTTTGAATGATTTAGTTGAATTTTGCAAAGAAGAAGAAAACACCCTAAAGCGTGAAGATGTGGAAGGCGATTTTAAACATTTTTTGGATAAGAATGAAGAACGTTTAGCAGAAGAATACAATAGAAATAACAAATTTCAAACGTCGGTACGTGGTTTTATTAACCGTGGTAATTTTTCAACTGCAGATGAGGCCGAAAAATATGCGAAAGAATTGAGAGACCGCGATGCGAATCATGATATTTTCGTTGGTCGTAATTTTGTATGGACTCCACTAGACCCAGATGCTTATAAGACAGGTCGTATTGAATTTTTAGAAGAAGAGCTAAATCAATTGCATCACGAGAAGCTTAAGAACGAGAAAGAAGCCAAAGAAGAATTTGAAAAGAGACTATACGAAGCGAAACGAAAGGCCATTCAAGACAACGTAGAAAAAGCGAAGAAGAGCGGAAACAAATTGACACAAACTATGGATGACCAAGGCAATTTGGTAGGGGCCAATACAATCAATTATGACGAACGAGAAGCGGCCGATGCACCTGAAACTAGAAAGCCCTTTATAGAAAACGTTTCCAACGACGAAAACGTATAAAACACGTAATACATTACTATATCAAACAATAAAAACAATGTTATAATTGGTTATAATATTGTTTAAACGCGAATACTACGTTTACTGTAACGTCTTGCTCTCTTCTTGCGGCAATATGTTCTACGTTTGCCACTAGCTACTTTACAGTGTTTTACTCGTGTGCATTTATTGGGTTTAGAAGTACGTTTTCCACGGCAAAGGGAACGTTTTCCTACTTTTTTATAGAGTGCGCGTCTGGTTTTGGATACACCGGCCATTATATAGTGACACAAGAAAAAAGTACGAATAATCATTTAAGAAATAAAAATAATTGAAAGTAATTATGGCTAAAATACTATAGATATGGAATTTTCTAAAAACGCCGAATACATTTTTGTGCATGAAAACGAAACCACCATATATAAATATTTGAATTATTCCAGTGTGAATATATCGTATGATTCTTCTGGAAATCCCTATCATTATTTAGGCAAACTTGTCCGTTATAGTCCACTTGTGATTGGTTCGGATTGGATTCCGCAAGGCATTATTATATTTGAGAATGGGTCTATCAATACAAATGACGATTCTGTATTGCAATATGTGCGTTCATTGTAAATATTCCACTTTCATTTCTTTGTTTGGATATACATGAAGATTCGCTATTACATTATTGGTCATCATATAAGGCAATGATTTCATTTTGTCTAGTAATTCGTGATAACAATCCGAAACATTGGAAATATAATTGGGGTTTCTATTGGTTTCAACCGGAGGCGTGCCATAGGTGTCAATATAAATGCATCTTTTCATATATCTCATAATGTTTAATTTTCCAAACGTTCGTATATAATTATACAAACGCAAATCATGACTGCAATTGGGGTGTAATGAAGAAATATTGTATCTTGTGAATTCTGGGACTTCGTCTTTCAACGTATCATAACCGCTTAAGTTTCCACATTTTTCTTTTATTGTCTTATTGCTATTTTCTAGCATGGTTTCTTCATTGCATTCGGGTGCATCACACAATCTATGATAAATATTGTCGTTCGTGGCAACAAAACATCGTCCGTAATCAATAATTTTAGGAATATAGGCGCTCTCAAAGGTAATGGATTCATTATTGCCTAAATGATACGTATATCTAATCAATTTCCCTTGTACTGGTTCGTATAACAATACATTACTTGCATGCAAATCGTAATGTGTAAACATATCTCGTGTGTTGTGTAAACAAAAATATATTTGAAAGAGAGAATAAATGATTTCAATTTCGGGTACTCTATAAAAACGGTTTAATGCATCATTCATTGTAACCACGTTTCTCAAATGTTGGATTAATACACAATTCTGCAATGGGTTCTCGCAACTGATAGGAATGAGGTCATCTAACTTATCTTCTGCGTCTTTTACAACACGTATGTATTTAGATAAACTTCGGATTTGTTTATTGTCTTTTGCATGTTTCCAGAATTGTCCGTTTGTATATTCAAATAATCCATAGGTTTCCACAAAAACAGGGAAATACATTCCCAATATATTGATGTATTGGCCTACTAAATATTCGTATAGTAAATTATCTGAGTTAATATTGCTAGATGATTTCAATACACAATACGATGTATAGTCAGCGTTTGTGAAGGGAATTTCATAAACAAACCCATTGGATGAAGTTTTGCCTATTTTTTTACAATATCCATCAATTAAAGTGAAATCTTGGAAATGATTAAAATGTTGTCTCATTTTCTTTTGTTCTTTACCAAATGCAATACAAACCCCTGCGTCTGAACAAATGGACTTTAAATAACGCGAACGTATTTTGGGTTTTAATGTATGAATATGCTTGGATATTGTTTTACGCAATGTTTTTCTCTTGTTTCGTTTGTTTTCTAAAGTTTGTTGTATGGTTAATAATTCTTCTTTTTTAATAGGTATACGTATAGTTTTATTATGGTCTAATGATTTACTATTGCTTTTACTATTGCTTTTACTATTGCTTTTACTTTTACTTTTACTGACACTCTTACTGACACTCTTACTGACACTCTTTTTCGTCATACCTAAATGACTATATAAATATGAATAGATTATAATGATAATATTTTTATGATTATAATGAAGAGTCATACCATTAATATATAGATAACTTATATAGGTATGGTTTTGTTTTCAACTAAATTTCAAGAATACATTACATGTCAAGACAAAACATGTAATAAACAAAAAAAGAAATATGATAAAATATTTGATAAAGAATTATTTAATCCAAATTCAAAATGCAAAAAACAACAAAACATACTACAAGAAAAATATGACCGAACTTTTTTAAGTAAGCAACAAATGCTAATTGCAAAAACATTGAAGCGAAACTATATCAACCATGCAAAATATGATACAGATATTGGGAAACTTAAAAAAGTCTTGGACCCCAAATTGATGGAAGACGAAGATTTTCTAAAAGTATTTACATGTAGAACAGAGATGGATATAGCAGCTAAGAAGAGAGACGAATGTATTACTAAAAAATGTGGAAAACAACCCAAAATTTATGGAGGAAAATCCAAACGCAAATCCAAACGCAAATCCAAACGCAAATCCAAACGCAAATCCAAACGCAAATCATAATCACACACATATGGCTC